CGAGACATTCATATCATCTTGAAGACCCATCATCTTAGCAGATTCAATTATTTTATTTTTCATTTCTTGTGCTTCGGGATCATCTGACAGACTCATTCTAGTATAAAGAACTCTTTGTTTCTCTAAAAGATTTTTGAGAAGATTAACATGCTTAATCTTCTCTTGATTATCCATTGAATGAAACTTAAATACATTCCCATAAACTTCTTCCTGCAACTGAGAAATTTCTGTCATCTCTGCTCTCACCATCTCAGAATTGAAAAAAGTCATGATAGACACTCCTTTAATATTTTTTTATATTTAAACATATCAATATGTATGAAAGGAGAGTACTTACGAATTCTCATAGAAACAAACTCCCAAATAGGATCTTTTAATTTCTTATCATAAGTCTTCCGAAGATCCAAAAGTTTATCTAAGATTACTAAAGTTTCCAGTGTAATTTCTTTTCTTAGATACTTTTTAAGAATTAATGGATGAGAAGTGCCGTTGACTTCAAATAGTTTTTGTGTGTCACTATCCGAAAAGAGTTCGTAAATATCAGATTTGAACACATAAGAAAGTGCCTGATTTTTTTTCTTCCATTCAGTATAAGAAGATTCACCAGTTTTAATAATCTCTCCTATCCAAAGAGATTGTGGATCATCACAAGATGCAAAGTTAGATACAAAAAACTCCATAATCTCTTGATCACTCTTCTGACGACTCATCTTCTCAAAAAAGAATCTATCTTTTCTCTTATAAAATGATTGAAGTGATGATCTAGTTTTTCCATGATACTTATGATAGTCGTAACTATCTTTTGTGAAATGATTTTTCAGTGCTAAGTATGTCTTATAGCAGTTATGAGGATCCAATTTCAAAATACTAATTTCGCTCTAGATGTTCTTTTCAAAAAGTTTAGTTCAATTGCTTCACACTTAATTTTTTCTTTAAGTGGTTTAGAAATCAGTTTAGGGACTGATTCAAATTCTATTTTGTTATTCTCACAGAACATAACCACAGCATCTATGTAGCTCAAATTATCATTATCTTGAACAAGCTTTTCAATCTCTTGTGCAAATCTAGATTGACACATAAATTTGCTTTCTAATTCTTTTTTGAACTCTTGTTCTAGGTTATTTTCCATTAAGTTAAGTAGATTAATTGGCAATTTTATTCCTATATGCTGAGGTCATTTTAGTATAATCTTAAACTATAGTCAAGAAGTTTTATCGTTTACAAACTTATTAATGTATTCGACTAGCATACGAAAGTATTTTTTCTTATCTCTCTCTTCGTATACTTCAACCTCTCCGTTTTCACATGCCATAATAATCACAAATTTTTTAACTGAAAGTCCAGTCAGTTCGTGAAGCATACAAGCATAAGCACAGCACTGAACAAAGTATCCATCGATCCACTCTCGCGGTTTTGGTTTTGCAGATGTCTTAAAGTCAACGATTGCAAGCTCTCCATCAAACTCAGCAATACAATCTACAGTCCCCGCAATACCAAGAACAGTGCTATACAATGCCCCTTCTAGAGCATGAATATTATTTATACGATTTAGAGTTGGCTTAGAGATCTTAAACAACATCTCAGAAAGTGGTTGCACGGAAGGAAGATCTTCATTCTTCAAGTAATACTCTACTAGAGTATGCATATCAGTACCACGACTAGTTGCCCTCTTAGTAATTTTATTTGCTTCTTCTATACCAACTCTCTTTCTCCACTTATCGAAGAAATCTTTTTTATAATGACTAATAACAGAAGTAATAGATACAAGTCTTTGGAGTTCTTCACCACCTTTAACTTTGTAAAAACGAACTCCATCAATATGCTCCCTCTCAAGTTGAGGGAGATTCAAATCAACATGTTCAAAAATCATAGATCAAGTTTACTCTTAAGGATTTCTTTTGCAACTAAGTATTCTTTACAGAGACCAGAACGAACAATGTCTTCAACACCAAATTCAATCGTATCAACTGAAGGCATTGATTCAAGAATTCTCATAAAGTCAAGAATTCCATTTCTTTCTCTTTCTTTAACAAGGTCTGTTTGAGTTGCATCTCCACAGAACATAATTTTAGAGTCTTCTCCAACACGAGTGATAATAGAATCAAGTTCGTGGAAGTTCAAGTTTTGGAATTCATCAACGATAATGATTGCTTTATCCAATGTAGTTCCACGAATGAATGAAGTGCTCCAGAAAGAAATAGTTCCTTGCGTTTTTAGATTTGCATAGAGCATTTCATTTGCTGCTTCATCAACTTCAAACATGTATTTCACCATGTTTTTATATGGGATTTGATAAAGAGATGATTTATCTTCATGGTCTCCAGGAAGAAAACCAATCTCTCTAGTAGCAACAAGAGATCTTACGATGTAAATTTTTTCATATGGACTGTTTACATCAAGAACATCTAAAAGTGCATTGTACAGTGTGATAAAAGTCTTTCCTGTACCAGCAGCACCGTAAGCAACAATGTTTTGATCTTGTTTATACTTATCAAATAGTTCTTGTTGATTATCAGTCAACGGTTCAATCTTTTTAATAAAATCTAAATTGACTGGTTTCTTTCTTTTCATCACTTTATTACTCATACCAAAAGGAACTGGATTAGTGCTGATACCTGCCGACTTTTTTCTTGCCATATGAAATTAATTAGAGTTTACTTACTTTTGATCCGGGCATTTTGCCCGCCCTATCCAGGACTTCATTCCATCCTGGATGCTTGCTGACTAGTTTGTTTTGCCAGTCACCAATCTCCGTAGCCATAGGAGCAGTGGATGGGTCAGACCAATCTCTGTCCCATTCTGGATTGTCTTTTTTCCACTGATCCCATTCATAAACACTCAGTTTCACTTCCTTCTGTTCACCAGTTTCTTTATTAATAACAGGGTATGTTGCCATATTTATAAAATGATGTATAAGTTATTTATGGACTAAGTTTTGCCCTATGAAGACGCTTGGTCTCATAGTAATCCCAAACTTCTGGTGCCCATTCTTGAATGATAGGACACATTTGCTCACAGAGTGCCTGAATCTCAAGTTGTGCATCAAGTTTTGATCGAAGGTCAAGAAAGTGCAATACAGAACGAAGGTTGAATGAAACTACAAAGTCCTGACGGATTCCTTGTGGAAGATAGTCACGGATGTGTTCCTCACACCTACCTTGCTCATAGTCATTTGCATACTCCTTACAAGCAGCCAGAGCGAGTCCTAGCTTCCTTTCACGGTCCTCTTCGGTCCAATCATACTTCTTACCCTTACGGTTGGTGTAGAACCCCGCAGGACGCACGTAGAAGACATCCTCAGGTCTCAGTTCACCCTCTGCGACCTTAAGAACACGTCGTCCAGTATATCGTTGCGACTGCACATCAAAACTCACACCGACACGATGAGTTCTTGCCTGAACCATTACGTTGTGAACATAACCACTCACATTCAAAATCAATCCAGGATGTTCCAAAGGACCATAGTGTCCTCTATCGTTTGCAAGCAACTGCTCTACAATCCACTTCCCTGCCTTCTGTTCTTCTGGTGGAGTTTTAGTGTAGATAGGTTCTTCTGAGTAATCTTGCTTTCCCGCATACCATACAATCTGTTGAGGATTTGGGATTGCTCCAAGACTTACAACCTTAAGGTTCTGGTCTTTTTCAAGAAGATCTTTTGCTTTTACTGGTTTCATTCTTCGTTCTCTTTCCTCACAAATTTACGACACTTTTTAACTTCTTTCAGCTCATCTTTAATCATCTGGTATGCGTCTTCGGCACTAATACGCTTAGACACTTCCATAGCAGTGATGATTTCAACTCTAGTACCAAAATGCTTTAATGCTTCTTCAAAACAATCTAATTCTTCGTACATTACGGTTCCTCGTAATAATCAGGTTCATAACTTTCACCTTGTTCCATTCCAGAAATAAGTTCATCAAGTTTGACTACATTAGTTTCCTCACCAATCTCAATCTTTAGAAGACTGACTAGAGACTCCATGTTTCTAACAATCAGTTTTACTTTTTCTACATCCATAATAAAAAGTTCACTTCATCTATTTTACATAAAAAAAGGAGGGTAGTCAACCCTCCAAATAGACTATTCTAAAATCCTCCGACATATCCGCTTACAAGTTGCCTGATCATCATCACACTCAATCAAACAATCATAGTAATCATTGATCATCTCTGCCTCCTCCATGCTTTTATCTAAAGTATTTTCAAGTCGGAGAAAACTTTGTTTCCATCCTGCTAATTGATTATGCGAAATAAGATTATGCATAATAACCTCCAAGATTAAGTTAACTCATAATAAAGATTTGATTTCAGATCATTTTATTCTCACTCCATTATTCTACCACTATCTATTCCTTTTGTGTTGATTTCTTAATAAAAATTTATATCTACAAAAAAAGGAGGGTAGTCAACCCTCCTGATGTTCATTTTAAAAGTAAGTTGATTTCGCAATACAGTAGCGACAGAAATGCTACAGACCCTAGGGATACGATCCCAGCGACTTGTAGTGCTTCCATGATGTCACTTGACGTAAGTGCGACCACGATAGCAGTAGGTGCCGTGAGTTTCCTCACTTGCCTGATGCACTTTGCAATCAACTCCACGATACTTAGTAACGAGGACTTGTGCATCATGCAGTGCTGCTGCCTTGTCGATTTGCTTGCGAATGAGATT